GGCTGTCGTGCTTCTACGCGCCATGGGGCTACAAGTTCGACCGCGCGCGGCTCGAGCAGAACCTCGCAGACGCGCGAGCGGCCGGCGCGGACTACATCCGCGTGCTCGGGTCCGTGGGGCTGGGTGGTTGGACGGATCGACCAATCGACCCGACGTGGCCCGACTACGACGCGGTGATCGCGGGCCTCACCGATCTCGCGTACGACACGTACGGGCTGCGCGTCCAGTGGACGATCTTCGGAGGCAGCGACTGGACGACGACACCCGAGAGCCGCGCGCAGCTGGTGGACCGCTTCGCGGCGATGGCGCGCTGGCGCGAGCACAAGATCTTCGCGTTCGAGATCTCGAACGAAGGCCAGGCGTTCAACGGCGACCTGAACGAGATCCGCGCGCTCGGACGCCGGCTGAAATCTCAGGTGCCCAACATCGTCGCGCTCACGACCTCCGACGGCGAGAACATGTGCGCGCTGTACGGCGACTCGGGGATCGACGCGGCGACGATGCACTATCAGCGGGATTTCGGCGGCGACGATGTCGTCCTGAACGGCGTCACGTACCACTTCCGCCCGGTGCGCCAGCCGTGGGGCTATCCGGGCGAGTACGACAAAAACTGCGGCGGCCGGATTCCGCTGCTCGTGTTCAACAACGAAGCGATCGGGATCCAGAGCAGCGGCAACATGGACGATCTGCCGCTCGACATCGCGGCCGCCTACATCACCACGTTCATCGCGAAGAACGGTGCGTACATCTTCCACACCGGCGCCGGGATTCGTGGCGGCGGCATCGAAGACATCACGCCTGGAAAGCCGTACACGCCGCGGTCCGCTAACTTCCGTGATCAGCCGAATTGGTCAGCCTGCACGGTTGCACTGAAGAACGCGAAGGCGTTTCTTCCACCAGGTCTGGCGAACTGGACGCGGAAGAACTCGCAATGGTCGGACTGCCCGTTCGTCAACTTCGACAAGGAAGACGACGCCGGCAAGCTGGTCCAGGCCTACCACACGGTGGCCGGCCCAGACGTCTATTCGATCGTCATGGGGATTCGTCAGCCCGTGACCGCCTGGCCGCGCCAGGCGATGGCGCTCGACATCCTCGATGTGGAGACCTGCCAGCCGTTCCGGCATCTCGAACTCGGAGCCGGAGAGCTGTTCACGATCGAGTCGGACCGTGTCGCGGTGCTGCTGAAGGCGACGATGCGATGACGCAGTGCGAGGAACAGCAAGCCGATCCGGTCGCGCCGACGCCAGCGCAGTCGAATGCTGGCGGCTGGGTGTTCCTCGGCGTGCTGCTCGCGGTGATCGTCTACGAGATCGTCGCGGTCAAAACAGGACGGCCGACCATTTCGCAGTGGACGAAACGGACGTTCGGTAGGCGGCGATGGTGGAGAGCGTTCGGCATGGGCGTGATCGGGCTCACGCTCTGGCATCTCTTTTTCGGCGGCCCGCTGTGAACGAAAGGACAGGCAGATGAAGCGACTACTCAATGAGCCGGTGGCGGTGGGTGCCGTCGTCCGGCTGGGGATTCTGGCCGCGATGGCCTTCGGGCTGAAGTGGACACCCGAACAGCTCGCCGCGGTGATGGCGTTCGTCGAGGCGGTGCTGCTGCTGGTGACGCGCACCGTCGTCACGCCGAACCACATCGCGGAGGCGCGTGTCGCGGCTGGCGGATCGCCCACGAAGCCGCTGAGCGAAGCCAACGGTGTGTCCGAGCGCACTCGGAGCACTCTGCCGATCGTGCTGCTCGCCGTGGCGCTCAGCGTCTCGGCCTGTGCGTCGTCTCGGCATCGCGTCACCGTGACCGTGGTGAGCGCACACGCGGTGCTCTCAGCCGTGCAGGATACGGAAATGCTGCTCGTCTGCGAACGGCCGACGGCTCCATCCCCGCCAGCCTGTGTGCCGGAGCCTGTTCACCGGGACATCTCGCTCAAGCTCGCCAAGGCGTTCGACACGGAGATCAAGGTCGCGAAGCTCGCGCGCGCGACACCGGCCGCGCTGTCATCGGACGTGCCCGAACTGCTCGGCCAGATCGGGGCGCTGGTCGATGCGATCGTCGCGCTGATTCCTGAATCGGCACAGCGGCGCGCGCTCGTCGCCAACATCGGAGGTGCCAAGTGATCGCCGCCATCCTGCAGTGGATCGCCCTGTTCGACAAGATCAAGGCGAACGCGAAGGTCTTCGATCAGATCAAGGGCGTGCTCGCGGCCAACAACATCGAAGCCGACACGGCGGCGCTGGACGAGGTGATCGCGGATGCGACCAGGCGGAAGGCGCTGGCTGAGCGCGAAGCCGCCGGCGGCTGAATGCGCGACTGTCCGCGCCGTGATTGCCAAGCCTCCCGATCCGTCGACGAGGAGGACTTCTGCAACGCGTGCGCGCGGATGGTGCCCAAGGTTGACGATCGACCGGCGCCCCGCTGGGAACGCAAGCCTGCCCCGGGCTGCGAGGGACGGCCGGTCGACGTCACGCGCCGTCGTCAGGATCCCTGAGCGTGCTCAACGTCTGCCCGACGGCCTCCATCGCACAGCCGAGGATGTCGATGATTTCCTGACGGACGCGCTCAGGGATCCGGTCGTCTTTCAACCGCGTGAGGAGGGCGTCGAGTTCCCGCTGCAGATCGTCGGCTGTCACTGCAACGTGAACGCGCCGCGAACCTGCCGCAGCATGTGCTTTTTCCCGCGGTCGTCGGTGACCTCGAGGTCGAGCGAATACGATCCGCCTGGCCACGGCCCGAGATCGATCGTCAGCTCATAGCCGATATTCGTTGGGATCGTCGCGCACTTCGCCGCCATCGCGGTGACGATGTCCGGGCGCGGCTTGTTGCTCGCCAACGCGTTCCCGGCGACGGTCGCGAGATTCGCGACCTGGTAGGCGAGGCCGGCGACCGAGGGCCGCACGGACGTGATCGACCCGCCGCAGCGGAAGGCCCAGAACCGGAACACGCGCGGCGCGCGCGCGATCGCGCCGACCGGTTGCTCGACCCACATCCAGACATCGCCGGTCGGCGGGTTCGCAGGTTCGGTGGGCAGGTTTGGCGGCGTCTGCGCGGCCGCAGAGAGAGACGAGCAGAGCCACGCGGCGAGAGCGAATGTCGCGAAGCGCATACAGCGGTCGTTCCTTTCAGTTGTCGGGGGCCGCGATCAGTATATCGGCACCAGCGGTGATTGTCTGTAGGCTTCGGTTACGTGGGCTGTTTCCGCACACAATCGCTCTCTTGAATCCGGCCGGCCTGTACGTCCTGCACGAAGGCGACTAGGCGGACGTCGAGGGCGAACCACTCCCCCCGCTTACGACGGTCCAAGAACCGCCGATGGAGGGCGCCTTCGACCGCGTGTGGCGTCAGGCAGAGAATCGCCCCGACGAGTCGCAGATCTTCGGGGTGCGAGGTCTGTAGATCAGCCATGCGCTCGAACGGGTTACGAGCCACCCCGATCTTGAGGTACGGGCCGGCCTGGATGAAATAGACGAACGCCTGAGGGTGGGTCCCAATAGGCGGCAACGTCTGAACTGCTGTCAGCAGGTTGCGGCCGTAGTAGGCGGCGGTGTCTTCATCAAAGCGGCCATCATCAAGGAGTTGGCCGCGGGCGATCTGTCGCCACCGCTCGATGTCGCGCAGCGGCGTCTCGACGGCGAAGGAACGCAATGCCGTTCGGCCCGCGACCTTGACGCGCGCCTGAAGACTCTTCCCGTGTAGCCTGATCCCTTGCGCGACGGTGTGGCCACGCCGCGTTCCATTCGTCTGGGTACAATCGTTGTCAGCCATGTCGTCGCCGCTCCTGTCGGCGCGCGTGGTTAGGGGTGCGCTGCAGCGAGACCAACGCTGCAGCCGCTCCGAGTGTAGCATCCAAGGTGGCCACGATGGCCACGGAAAGACACAAGTCATTATTTTACAGTATGTAGAAGCCAGGAGAATCGGCTTCACACGGCGGGGGTCAGTGGTTCGAATCCACTAGCGCCCACCAATTCTGTCAATCACTTACGGCGTTTCTCCTCTGGCGCGTGCGGTTCTACGGCTGCGCGTAACTCTCGTGATTTCCCAAGATTTCTCATCGTCTCCGATTTCATGGTGGCCACCGCGGTGGCCAGCCGGTCGCGGACGCGGTCGATCGCCGCCTGGACGTGTGGCGCGACCGCGGCGATCGTGTACCGCTTCGTCGTGCGCTCGGCCCGGTGCCCGCCGAGCTGCGCCGTCACACGGAGATCCTTCGTCTCGTCGTAGACCGCGGTCAGCATCGAGTGCCGGAAGTCGTACGGCCGCAGGCCGGTGATCTTCAGCGTCTTGCACGCGCGCTGGAACGCCTTCCACATCGACGAGTTCGAGAACGGCCCCCAACAGTCGAGCCGATCGAACTCCCGGAACGCCGCGGCCGCCTGGGGCAGCAGCGGCAGCAGCTGCGGGAGCGGCTTGTCGCTCGCGCGCCGGTGCTTCTTCCCCTTGCGGCGCGCCGGGACGAGCATGGTGCCGCCCGTCTCGCGTCCGTCGGGATCCTGCGGAAAGAGCGTCACCGCGTTGCGCGTCAGCTTCTTCAGCGTCGCGTGCGGCAGGCCGGTGTAGGCGATGACGCGCAGCCGCGCCTTCGTCTTCGACGGCCGCGCGATCTTCTTCCCGGTCGTGCGCGTCCCGTCCTTCCGCACGCCGATCGCCGTGTCGGGGATCGCCTCGAGGATCGTTTCGATCAACTCGTAGGGCAGGCCGCGCGCCTCCGGGTCCGGTTCCTCGACCTCGGCGACCTCGAGCACCGGGTTCGGCGCGTGGCGGCCGTCCAGCTTCGTCCAGACGTTCGACAGCGCGCGCAGCCGTTTGTTGACCGACGCCGGCGCGTAACCGTCGACCAGCAGCGCGTCCCGGTGCGCCGCGATCGCGTCGGGGCCGATCTTCCGCCGACGGCGCGCGCCGAAGACCGTGACCCATTCCGCGATGTGCGCCTCGCGTTCCTTGAAGGTCGGCAGCTTCTGGATGTCGGCGCGCGCGAGGTACTTCCTGGCGTCGGCCGCGAAGGTGCCGGCGGCGATCGCCGGCAGCGTGGTCCGCAGGCGCGCCCGCTCGTCCTTCTGCCACTCGAGCATCTCGGACAGCGGCGTCGCGAGCGGCCACGAGGCGTGCGCGGACTCGCCGCGGACTTTCACGCGTGTCTGCCAGCCCGAGCCGTGGCGACGAATCCCGGGCGCTGGTGAGTCAGGATCCCGACCGAGTCGGGTCATCAGCATCGGGGGTCTCCTTCGCGGGCGTGACCTTCACGTCGATGTCGATCCGGAGCCCGCCGGGCGCGTCGAGCCACGCCGTGTCGGGCGTCTTCGCCGGCGCCGCCGTCCGTCGTGGCTCCGTGAAGCGCAGGATGCGGCGCCCGTCTGTCACGAGAGCCACCAGGTCGCGACGCCGGCGAGCGCGATGAGCACGACGACGATCGTGAGCGGGATCGCGAGGCTCGGCGCCCGCAGCACTGGCGGCGCCGGCGTCACGGTCTTCACGACGCGATAGCCGAAGCGCGTCTGGAGGACCTCGAGGAGCGCGGCGCGCGCGTCACGCACCGCCGGCGGCAGCTCGTGATCCGAGAGGCCGAGGATCCGCTGCTGGTCGAGCGCGACCAGGATCCGTTCGGCCGTGACCGTGCCCGTCGTGCAGGCGAGATAGGCTTCGGCGAGCGCGCGCACCTTCGCGTCAGTCTCGGCCTGCGGCTGTCGCAGCAGCGCGTCCAGGCGTTCCGTGTAGAAGAGGCCGGTGCCAGGGATTCCGACGGTGACGCGCGCGCCAGAGGTGCCGTGGGTGATGCGGAAGCCCGGGACGCCCACCGAGGCGGAGACGCCGCCCTTCGACAGGTTCAGCGTGACGAAGCGGCCGACGATCGGGAGGCGGCGGAAGAAGCGTAGCGGCATCAGCTTTTCCGCGTGCGCCGGCGCCGCCTGGCCTCGGCCGCCATCTGACGCCCCATGTGGAAGGACCAATCCCGACACCATTGCTTGTCAGGCTCCTGCGACTGCGAGGCGAGGAGCCCCATCAGCGACGTCGCCGTGAAGTACTCGTCGAGCGTCAGGTCGAGCGTCGCCGGCACGGCGGGTGTGCGGGGATTGCGCCAGCCGCCAAATTTCAGGGGCCAGCCCTTCCAGCCCGGCGTCGGTCGCTTCCGACTACCGATGGGCGCGCCAGCCCCAGAGCGGACGGGGCGACGCTTCTTGACGCGCGACGGCGATCGGCGTTTCATGCGCGCCGCCCGCCCCGCCGCTTAGCGCGTCCAGAATCGCTTCGAGCAGCAGGGGATCGCTTTGTTCGTAGCGGTGGAGTAACCGCACGATCGCGCAGAGCGTCGGCGACCGCTTGCGCAGCGGCGAAGAGTTGCGCGATGAGCCGCGTTTCGTAGGCGGCGCGGACGTCGGCACGGAACGACGCGCTGCGCGCCGCGAGGGCGGTGGAGTCTGGACGAGAGTCAGGTGAGGCCGACGCCGACGAGTCTGCATACGCCGATCCTTCCCCAGGGTGCTGGTTGTCCGGAAGAGGATGATGTAACACAGATTCGACGGATTTGGCCCCCGATTCAGTCTGGTGCTCGTACGAAATTTTGACAGGTCCTGCGCTGTGAGTAGGCGTCAGTCCTACAGGCGCCCGGTTCTGTAACTGCGCATCGTAGTCGGCGCTGAGCCCCTCCAAGAGGTCGTCCAGCGAGCAGCCGATCGCCGACGCGATGCGCAGCATCGTCTTCACGTCGGGCGTCCCGTAGCGATCGTTTTCCCAATCAGAGAGTTGGGGCTGCGGGACGCCGAGGCGCTTGGCCAGTTCCGCCTGGGTCTTGATGCCGGCGCGCAGGCGCGCGCCGCGGATGTTCGCGCCGACCGAGCGCGTGGGGCCACCTTCCACGGCCTCAGCATAGTCGTCCGCCGCGCATCGCGCAATCACGTAAGTATCTGGCTGGGCTAGACTTAGCGACTGCACGATATTTCTCCGGAACTACGGGTTGACACGCATCGTTGTATCACGTATAAAGAGTCCACGATGTCCGCACCACTCAGTTCCAAAAAGCTCCGGGAGTTGCGTGAGACGCCGACGACCGGCAACCGCATCGCGAAAGCGATCGACCTGGCCGGCGTGCAGCAGCAGGAGATCGAAGTCGCGACGGGCCTGACGCAGCCGTACATCTCAGACGTGGCGCGGAATCGCTACCGCACCATCACGGTCGACAACGCGCACAAGTTCGCCGAGTACTTCGGCTGTCAAATCGAGGACCTCTTTCCGTCGCGTGAGGCGGTGGCGTGAGCACGCAGCGCCGCCTCGAATCGGATGCGCCGCGCGCGCAGGAGTCCGAGCGCGCGCTCCACGCCGCGAAAGAGCGCGGCCAGCTCGGGTACGTCGGCGATCCGATGCCCGCGACGCTCGGCGACAGCGCGCTCGCGGAGCGGATCCCGCTCGCGCTGTCGTCCTTCTACAGGCACAAGCGGCTCGGGCACTTCAAGTTCCTCGAACTGCAGCGGCAGCTCGTCGGCGGCAACACGCTCTACAGCGGGGCGCTGGTGCAGCGCTGGCTGAACGGGGAGGACGTGCCGGACGCGCCGGCGGCGGTGCGTCGGTTCTTCGGAGGCGCGCGGCGGAACCCGGTGGAGGCAGCCCCGCGTCGGGGACGCCCCGGCCGGCCCAAAACGGCGGTCGCGATGGTCGCTCACGACGGGAGTGTGTCGCGATGACGCCCCCGAATGCACCGCGCGAAAGTTCAGTGAACCGGAACGTCTTTCCCATCGATCTCGACGAAGTCGTGCGCGCCGAGATCGAGGCCGCGCAGGAACGCGGCCACACGATCAAGAGCATCGCCTTCGACTCCGGCCTGGAGGCCTGGAAGCTCTACGAGATCTGCGCCGGAAAGCGGCGGCTGGCGGTCAACGAGATCGCCCCGCTGGTGAGAGCGATCGGATCGGTGCGCTGTCTCGATGCGCTGGCCCGGTCGTGCGGTGAGCACGGCTACCTGATCATCCCGAATCGATCGGCGGCCAGCGGGCTCGATCCGTTCGCCGAGCTGGTAGACATCTTCGCCGAGGCCGGCCGGTTGGCGTACGTGCTCCGGACCCACGCCGAGCAGCGGGATCCGGTCTCCATGCGCGCCGTGCTCGATGCCGCGCGGGTGCTGCAGACGGAGCTCGCCGAGTTCGTCCACGCGGCCGAAGCGACCGCACCCTCGCAGCTGAAGGCGGTCCGATGAATCTGCGGTGCTGGATCTTCGGTCATGCCCTCAGTGCGCCGGTCGCACTCGCGCCGCACGTCCTCGGTGTGAAGTGCAACGAGTGCGACTGGCAGAGTCCCGGGATCGATGTGACCCCGCGGCCGGTGGCTGCGCGCTGGGACCGTGCGCACAGCTACTGGTCGACGCCGCGGGGGCAGGCGTGGCTCAACGGTGATCGGAGTGCCGCATGACGGACACCCTCGTCGTCACGTTGTCGGTCGTCAGCGGACTCGGCGCCGGCGCGCTGGCGGCGTTGGTGATCCAGGTGAAGCGACGGATCCAGTTCGCGATCCGCTGCTGGCGGGTGCGGCAGGAACTGCGCGCGGTCGCGCGCGAGGGGTTCAGCGAGTTGCGGTAGGGCACGGAAACACGAAGGGCCTGCGCGCTGGATCAGAGCGGCAGGCCCCGTCACTGAGGTGGAAGAACCGATATGAGGACTTCATCTTCGCAGAGCATCGACACCATGTCAACCAAGCCGGACCTGCCGTGTACCTCGGCCTCGATTCAAGCGGCGAAGGAGCACCAGGTCCGCGCGCGCGCGGAGGTCGTGCAGCTGCTGCCGCCCGCGGCGCGCGCGCGAATGGTCGACGCGTTCCTCGCGGATGACGCCGACGTCGGGCGGCGGACGCAGGAGCCGTGGCAGGCCCTGCAGCGGCAGGAAGCGTACGAGGTCGACGCGGTCGCACAGGCCGCGCTCCAGATCCTCTTCGGCACCCGCGCTGGCTTCACGCCGCGGCAGGCCTCGGATCTCGAGCAGGCGTCGACCTACCTGGTGCGCCGGATCCAGCCGGCCTTCATGCAGCACGCGCACGCGTGGGCGACCGAGACGCTGCTGTCGCACGTCGAGTTCAAGGTCGCCGTCGGGCACCGGCCGATCATCGAGCAGCGGATCATCGCCTCGCGGATCGTCGAGATGGTGCGGGCGTCGGTCCACGCGGTGCTCGAAGCCCACACGCCGATTCAGCCCGGCATCTACCTGCGGGCGGCGCAGACGCGAGGTGGCAAGTGAACGCCTACGACGAGCAGGAAGAAGTTCAGGCCTCTCTGTCGACGCTCGGCGGCGCCGCTGAGATCGACGTCCAGGTCAGCACGGCGCGCCGCTATCCGCGGTCGGTCTCGCAGTTCGTGAAGAAGGCCACCGAGCTGGCGACGCTGTCCCCCGAGATTGCCGCCGCCTGCGTCTACGCGTTGCCACGGAAGGAAAACGGCAGGGCGAAGACGATCGAGGGCCCGTCGGCGCGCTTCGCGGAAATCATGGCGTCGGCCTGGACGAACATGCGCGCGGAAGGCAAGACGATCGGCAACGACGGCCAGTTCGTCACGTCGCGCGGGACCGCGTGGGACGTCGAAAACAACGTCGCCATCGCCTTCGAGGTCCAGCGGCGGATCACCGATCGCAACGGCAAGACCTACACCGACGACATGATCTCGGTGACCGGCAACGCCGGCGCGTCGGTGGCGCTCCGCAACGCGATCCTGAAGGTCATTCCGACGGCCTTCTGGAAGCCCATCTACAACGACTGCCGCAAGGTGATCGCGGGCGACGTGCGGACGTTCGCCGCGCGCCGCGACGACATGCTGAAGCACTTCAACGTGATGGGCGTCACGACCGAGCGGCTGCTGTCGTCGATCGGGCTGGGCGGCGTGGAGGACATCACCCTGGATCACATCGTGACGCTGCGCGGCATCTTCAACGCGCTGAAGGAAGGCGAGACATCGATCGAGGAAGCCTTCCCTGAAGGCGGCGGTCTCGGCGCGCCGCAGGCGTCGGTCCGGAAGTCGCAGGCGGCGACCACGCCGCCGGCCGCCGACACCAAGCCGGCCGAACCGGCGGCGCAGACGGCATCGACGACGGCACCCGCGGCGGCCGCGGATCCCACGGTCGGCAAGATCGTGTCGATCGACGAACGGTCCGGCGCCTTCATGGTGAAGCTCGACACCGGCTACCTCTGCTCGACGCGTGACGTGGATGTCGTCGCGGATCTCCGCATTCACGAGAAGGAAGGCGCGCGCGTGGCGCTGACATGCACGCCGTCCAGTGATCCGAAGAAGTACGCGCCGAGGCTGGCCAGCTTCAAGGGGTTGGACTCGTGACGGCCACCGCGACAGCGGCGGCGCTCAGTTTCGATGCCGAGCGCCATGAATACCGGCTGGACGACGGACGGATCGTCCCGTCGGTCACCCAGGTGCTGCACGCCGTGGGCATCGCCACGGACTTCGAGGCGATCGCGGCGAAGTCGTCGAAGCTCGCGGAGGCGATCGAGTTTCGCCGGGCGCTGGGCACCGCCGTGCACGCCGATTGCCACGCCTACGACGACAACGACATCGAATGGGACGCCGTCGACGAGCGCGTCCATCCCTACGTCGAGGCGTGGGCGATGTACCGGAAGAATGCCGGGCTGACGCCGATCGCGCGCGAGCGGCGGATCTTCCTGCCCGCCCTGCACGTCGCGGGCACGCTCGACGGCGTCTTCGAGAACACCCGCGGCCGGCTCGTGCTCGTCGACATCAAGCTGGGCGATCCAGAGGATGCCGGCGCGGCCTTCCAGACCGCCGCCTACGAGGCCGGGTATCTCCTCGATCACCCGGACCGTCCGATCGAGGAACGGTGGGCTGTGCGCCTCCAACCCGAGCGCGCGATTCCCTACAGCGTCACGAACTACAGCGGCCGTCCGCAGTCGTGGCGGGACTTTCAGATTTTTCAGGCCGCCGTCAGCGTCTACGGCGCGCAGGCCGCCAGGAGGTCGCAGCGATGAGCGACATGCTCGAACTCGAACCGGAACCCGACGTCGCCCTCGACATCGAACCCGAACCCGAGGCTGATCCGGCCCCGGAGCCGCGCGGCACGGTCGTGCCGTTCCCGGTGGCGCAGGTGCTGCCGTCGGACTTCCCGCTGCCGGTGCTGACACGCTTCCTGCCCGACGTGGCGCTGCGGCGCGCGACGGACGAAGCCGCGGCCTACGCGCTGAGCGTGGAGGTGTCCGGGCCGGAAGGTCTTCAGCGTGCCGATGGCGCCGTCACGGCTCTCCGGGCAAGCCTGAAGGCCATCGAGGACCACTTCGACGAACCGGTGGCGATCGCCAACCGCCTGCACAAGCAGCTGACCGGCGTGCGCGGCGATTGGCTGGAGCGCGGGCTGGCGGCGGTGCGCACGGTGGGCCAGCGCATCTACACCGAGAAGCAGCGGCTCGACGCGATCGAGCGCGAGGCGCGACGGAAGGCGCAGGAGGAAGCGGATCGGCTCGCCCGCGAGGTGGCCCGGAAGGCCGCGGAGGAGGCGGCGAAGGCGCAAGCGCCGAAGCAGGTCGTCGAGGAGATGCGGCGCCAGGCCGAGACGGCGACCGCGCCCCCGGTGCCCGTGACCGCGCCGGCGCCGAAGCTGCAGGGCGTCAGCACGGTGACGACGTGGAAGGCGCGGATCGCCGGCACACCGCCCTGCGACGAGCCGCTCCCGGAGACCGAGGACCTGTCACCCACCCAGCGGCTCGAAGTCCTGAAGCTGCTGAAGGCCATCATCGACGGGCGCGCGCCGATGGCGTGCATCGTGTTGAACGCCACCTATCTGAACAAGCGGGCGAAGGCCGACAAGAGCACGCTGCAGATCCCAGGGATCGAGGCGTTCGACGAGGGCGGCGTGCGCGCGAAGGGCACGCGCGCGAAGTAGGGCCGCCGCGATGTTCACCGACCTGACGTTCTCTGGCGACGTGACCGACGGCAAGTTGACGCTGTCGGACGAGGCGAGCTATCGCCGGCAGATGCGGCAGTTCAAATCCGGGAAGGTCACGATCCGGATCGAGGTCGATCGCGGGAAGCGGTCGAACCAGGCGAACCGGTATCTCTGGCTGATCTACAACCTCATCGCCGATTCAACCGGCGACGACCCTAACTCGCTGCACGACTTCTTCAAGCGGCGATTTCTGCCGCCGCTGGTGGTCACGGTGCTCGGGCAGGAGCTCGAGGTCTGGTCGACCGCGGGGCAGGATCCGGAGGCGTTCGACACGTACGTCAAGCACGTCCGCCAGTTCGCGCTCGACGAGCTCGGCGTCGCGACGCCCGATCCGGATCCGGCGCTGCGCGGCCGGACGCGTCATCACGCGCGCGACAAGGTGCGTGCCGCATGAACCGCGCGACCTTCAAGGCCGGCGATCGCGTCCAGCGCGGAGCGGATCGTGGGGTGGTGCGTCAGTGTCGGACAGCCGACGGCGCGACGACGATGCGCGACGGTCGGCCGTATCTCAAGGTCTACATCACGGACGGCCCGGCGAAAGGCTCATGGGACTGGCCGGATCGCTGGCTGCGCGAAGAGGAGACGGAGGACCGCCGTCCGGTTGAAGCGCCCGAGCCGCGCCTGATGCTGAACAACTGCCAGCGGTGCGGCCGGTACAAGTACGTCCTCTGCCTCTCGGGCCCCTGGTCGTACCTCTGTGGGCGGTGCCACCGCGAACTGACAGCGGCGCCGGTCGCGGGCGCGAAAGCGAGCGCCTAATCATGCGACTCCTGCGCTGGCCGAAGACGTCCGTCCCGCTCTCCGTGGCTGACGAGATCACGCGGGCGAACGTCGAACGAGCGATGCGGGTCATGGAGCGCCATCGGACATGGGACTACCGCCGCGGCTATCGCGCGGGGCGCACGGATGGTTTCCTGATCGGCTTCGCGGTCGCGGCGGTCGTAGTGGCGCTCGGCATGTTGCTGATGGGAGCGATCGGGTGAGCGTCAACTACGTGCGTCCCGCGTTCTCCCCCTGCGATCCGAAACCGCCCCGAGGGACGTTCAAGCGCGAACGGATGGATCGCCAGGAGAGGGCTGACGCCCGCGAGTCCGCGAACAAGACGAAGGTGCGGAAGCGCGACGGCCATTGTCGGTGGCCGCACCTGACGCCGGAAGCGCGCGAGCTCTGCCGACGCGAGCGGAGCGAAGTCGCGCACTTGACCCACAAGGGGGCCGGCGGCGATCCGCAGACGCTGCGCTCGAAACCGGATCGGATGATCCACGTCTGCAAGCCGACGCACCAAGGCCCGGGCAGCTTGCACGCGGGCGATCGGAAGGTGGTCTTCCTGACGCCGCAGAAAGCGGAGGGTCCGCTCGCGTTCCTCGAACGCCGCGGCCGCGATCGATGGGCGGAGATCGGCCGGGAGATTTTCGTCGGAGTGCTGGCGCCGGCGCGCCAGCGGGAGTAGCAAGGGTGCCCTACACCGATTCTGGTCTTCCGTTCTCCGGTCTGACGCCGCAGTCCGCGCATGCCTCGCGCGCCGGCGCTGAGGATGCCGCGGCGCGTGCCCTGCCGCAGACGGTTCGCTACCTCGCGCTGCTGAAATCCAGATCGCAGGGCTGCACGGATGCGGAGGCGGCGGACCTCCTTGGACTCGAGCGGTCGAGCGTCAACGCGCGCCGGGTGCCGCTGGTGAAGGCGTGGCTCGTCTACGCGGACGGCTTCCGTCCTGGACCGACCGGCAAGGTGAAGAACACCGTGTGGAAGGCGGCGTAGATGGGCCGTCCAGGGCTCTCGATTCACCGGAAGTTCCGACGCCTGGCGCGGGCGCTCGGCTCGGCGATCGTCGCCCGCGGCGTGCTCGAGTTGATGTGGGACGCCGCTTACGAATCCGGGGACATCTACATTGGAACGGCGGACGATCTCGCCGCGGCGGTCGGGTGGACGGACGATCCTGACACCCTGGCCCGGGCTCTAGCCGATTCCGGCCAGCCCGAGGGACAGGGGTTCATCGAACCGATCCCGACGGCGGACGGAGCGCCGCGGCGGTTCCGGATTCACGATCTCTGGCATCACGCCCCGGATTACGTGAAGAAGCGGCACTCGCGCGAGATGGACAGGCGGCGACGGTCGGCGCCGGACGGCGCCGAGTCTGGCCGACTTCAGTACGACCAGGCGGGAGATGGCCGCACTCCCTCACCCTCACCCGCACCCTCACCCGCACAAGCTCCCTCACCCGTGGAAGACATCAGCCCCGTGCTGCTGGTGTTTCCGACCGTCGGTCCAGGCGGATCAGAGTGGCGCCTTCGTCGCAGGCAGGTGGACGAATGGCAAGCCGCGTATCCGAGCCTGCAGGTGGAAGCGGAGTGTCGACGGGCGTTGTCGTGGGTCAACGCGAACACGGGCCACCGGAAGACGGCCAAGGGGATGCCGAAGTTCCTGAACGGATGGTTGGCGCGCGCGAATGATCGCGGCGGCGGGGCCTATGCGGGTCCGGCGGCGAAGTCGGCGGGCAACCTCGGCAGTCTCGGTAACTTCGCCAGAGGAGGATCACGGTGACGCACGCCGATCGGCCAGCGTTCGCCAAGGGCCTGTACGTGCTCGGCGAGACGTTCAACGAACCGGTGTCCGAGGTCCGGGCTGAGGCGTACTTCGACGCGCTCGCTGACCTGTCGGCGCCGGCGGTGCTCGAGGCGATCCGGAAGGCGGTCGCCGAGTGCCGATTCTTTCCGCGGCCGACGGAACTGCGCGAGATGGTGGCGGGCCGGCTCGAGGATCGCGCCGAGCTCGCGTGGATGGCGGTGCTCCGTCTCGTGCGGCGGCACGGCTATCCAGGCATCGACGGGCGGGGGAAGGCGCCGGACTTCCCAGACGATGCCACCAGGCGTGCGGCGCTGGAGCTCTACGGCGGGTGGGTGGCGCTGTGCGAACGGCTGCCAGGGGAAGGTCCGGAACTGCTCGGCGTCGCGAAGAACTTCCGGTCGGCGTACGCGGCGTACGTGCGCGCCGGCGCCGCCGTAGCCGCGGCGCTGCCGCCAGGCGAGACCGGACGCGAATTGTCGGCCGACGAGGCGCGCGCCGCGCTCGGGAGTCTGAAGGTGCAACTCGAGCGGCGCGGGTTGCCGACGGGGTCGCTGTGATGGCGCCGCGGACTTGTCCGAACTGCGGCGTCGCCGAGTCCCGGTGGACGGCCGACGGCCGCGAGCACGTCAACCTCGATCCGATCACGGGGAACTGCGTCGACTGCCTGCGGGAGTTGGCGAAAGAGACGCGCGCGACGGCGCCGGCCTCGCTGCCGTTCGATGTGCGCGCCGCGGCGGCGAACGATCGGAGCGAGGCGTGACCGAGCGCGTGCTCGAATTCACCGTCGCGGGCAAGGCGGCCACGAAGGGGAGCGGCCGCACCGTCGTCAGCAAGTCGACAGGTCGAGCGATCTACCTGCACGACAACCCGCGGACGAAGGATTGGCAGGCGGCGATCGGCTGGAGTGCCGCGGCGGCGATCCGCGCGCTCGGCGGCGGAATTCCGTTTCCAACAGGCCCGGTGTTCATGGCGGTGGTGTTCTACCTGCCGCGGCCGAAGTCGCTGCTGACGACGCGGAAGGCACCGCTGGTGATCCCGCATGTGAAGAAGCCAGACGTCGACAAGACGCTCAGGGCCGCCTTCGATTCGCTGTCGGGCATCGCCTGGACGGACGATTCGCAAGTCACCGACGTGATCGCCCGCAAGCGGTACTGCGCGGCCACCGAGTTTCCGCGCGCCGTGATCCGCGTGCGCGCCGCTGATGGAGGGGGAGGATTGTATGCACGAAGCTGACGCGCCGGACGTGTTGCTGGAGGATCCGGGCGACTTCGACGAAGCCCGCGAACCGGAGCCCGAGACGCCGAACGAACCAGCCACGCCCGACGAACCGCCGACGCATCGTGTCGTCTGCATGGCTGAGGGCTGCGGCGCGGCGGTGACGTACCGGCCGACGATCCTCGGCGGCGGATTCTTCGTGCTCGAGCGCGTCGGCATGGACCTCGAGGCGTCCCTCGGGATCGGGCTAAACGGACGCCCGATCTGCCCGGTCGAGGGGCACGGCGAGATGACGCTGGCGGACGAGCAGCTGCCAGCGGTGGAAGCGTTCGCCCAGGTGGCCGAGAAGCTGGACGCGCCGGTGCAGGGCGACCTGCCGGGCGTCTTCCCGGCGTTCAACTACCAGGGCTGCTACCTCGAACTGGAAGAGAAAGCGGCCGAAGTCAACGCGCTCCACGAGGAGTACCTCGAAGCCAAGGAGGCGGCGACCGACGCGAAGAAGGCCTGGGACAAGGCCGCCGAGCTCTACACGAAGATGGCGCTTGAATTCCGGCGTCGCCGGCAGGCGAAGGGCGATCTAGGGCCGACGCAGGCTGATCCGCCGGCGCGCGCGCTGGTCTGCGTCTGGGACAAGGCGCACCCGGACGAGGCCTGCCCGCTCTGCCAGGGGATGACGAAGCCGGAGTCGATCGAGGACTGGAACGAGATCGCCAACTTCTTCGGCGAAGAAATCCTGCCGAAGGACGCGCAGGGGCACATCGACCAGGCGCTCCGCTACAAGACGATGCTGGACATCCACGCGACGCTGTCGGCGCTCGACGAGGTCGTCTACGGCATCACGGAATCGGTGGTCTACGGCTGGTCGCCGGAGGACCGACGGGAGGTCCGCGACTGGGCCGATGCCGGGGCGAACCGCGCCGAGATCCCTACCGTGCTCGGATGCCCGCACGTTGCCGCAGAGGTCGATGACGGCGCGAAGGTGCAGGCCTGCGCGACCTGCGGCGGCGTGCTGAAGCAGCTCGACGCGGACGACGAGACGTATCCGGCCGCGGCGCTCGTGCGCACCGACTGCGCCGGACCGGAACAGGACGGCCACCGGTATCCGGAGCGCACGAAGAAGCAGCCGCGCGCGCGCGCGAAGACGGACAGCAAGGCGAAGGGCGGAAAGAAACGCGGGAAGGGGCGCGGGTGAGCGGTCTCGATCTCTTCGGCGATCGGAGCACGCTCGACACCGGCGAGCGGTCGGACTTCGACTTCTACGAGACGCCGGCCTGGATGACGCGGTCGTTGGTGCACCATCACCCAGCGATCCGGGGTAAGCGGATCCTCGAATGCTGCTCCGGTCGCGATGCGATCGTGCGCGTGCTGCGCGACGAGTACGGCTGCACCGTGTTCACGAACGACATCGACACGCGGCACCCAGCCGAGATGCACTGCGACGCGACGCAGGCGTGGTACTGGCGCGAGCACGCGCCCACGGTCGACTACGTGGTGACCAATCCCGCCTTCGAGCCGGCGTTCGACATCCTGCGACATGCGTACGCGCACGCGCACGTCGGCGTGGCCTTCCTCGTCCGCAAGACGTTCCTCGAGCCGACGCTGGATCGCGGGCCGTGGCTGCAGGAGCATCCGCCAATGCGCGCGATCGGCGAGCCGCGCTACTCGTTCCGCGGCGTCGGGAGCGACTCGGTCTCGTGCGATTGGTACGTCTGGAAGGATTGGATCACGGGCCTGCCGCCGTTCGTGATCGACTACGTCGCTGAACGCCGTGTCCGTTGAGAGAGGTGGAGCGATGCCGAGAGGAGTACGGAAAGTCAGGGGGGGGGGCGTGTCTCAGCCATCGTCGTTGACGGACGCGATCGCCACGCTGGAGCAGACGGAGCGGTCGCTGGAGACGCAGCTCGACGCCACGCGCGAGGCGATCGCGGCACTTCGGAAGGTTGCGGGCGTCGCGTCGAACGCCGAACCGAGACCGTCACCGAACGGCAGGCATCGAACGGTCACGGTCGCGGCGACACCGCATCCGCGCGCGCCGCGTCAGGTCGACGACCATGTGCTCGCGCGTCGCGCCGCGATCTTACAGCTGATCGCAGGCGGGACGAAGGCGTTGTCGCTGCTGCGGGCAGGAGTTCCGCGCGCCGGCGGCATGAGCGCCACGCAGCACGATACCGCCGTCCGCAACACGCTGACGCGACTGCGCACGCAGGGCTTGATCGTCAGCGACGAGGATGGCTGGTCGATGACGCCGGCCGGCCGCAAAGCGGCGAAGGAGGCGCCCTGACATGCCCGCAGACACCGAGCCGATCGTCGAAGAGGCGCTCGACGTGGACGACGCGCCCGACCCAGACGAGGCCAATCGACTGCGCCGGATCGAAGCGGCGACGCCGCCCGCGGGTACGCTCGACGGGCAGCTGCAGCGGTGGCGCGACGCCGGGCGCGAAGCGCGCGAGCTCGATCTGGAAGTCGTCGACAACGGGACGATCCGGCGGCAGGGTGGCGGGGTCGCCGTCAGCTCGGGCCACATCGGCTCCAGCCTGGCGCCAGGGAGCGGCTTCCTGGTGAACAGCTGATGACCTCGAAGCCCTGCCCGCGCGTCGGACAGCCGCACTGCCTCGGCACGATCACCGATCGTGACGCGTGGCACCTCGCCCGACGGCGCACCTGCTCGAAGCGGTGCGCCTGGCACTGGAAGGCGTCGCGCGGCATCAGACCGCACGAGCACGTCACGCCGGCGGGGAGCGTCAAGCGGCGCGCCGGCGCCGTGAAGGGCGCACGGATCGCGGCTGATCGCCGGCACCGGTCGGCTATGACGCGCGCCGTTTCGGCCTGCGCCGATCTCATCCCGGCGGAGTTCGAGCGGGAACTGTCGGCCCGCGCGCTGGCGCTGGTGAAGGCATTGATCGGGCGCGGCTTCGAGCGGGGCCGGTTGAATGAAGTCAGGCGGCAGGATCTGATCCGGCGCCGGCAGAACGGAGAGGCGGCGTGAGGATGATGTCCTTCGCCCTCACGACCGCGCAGGTCCAGGCCCGCACGAAGACGGTCACGCGGCGCCTCGGCTGGACGCACGCGACGGTCGGCGAATCCGCGCAGCCAATCGAGAAGGGCCAGGGCCTAAAGAAGGGCGAGACCGTCGCGCGGATCGGTGGGCCGATCGCCTTCGTCGACGTGCGCCGCGAGCGGCTCGACCGGATGACGACGGACCTAGACTACGGGCGCGCCGAGTGCCTGCGCGAGGGATTCCCGGACCTCACGCCGGCCGCGTTCGTCGCGATGTTCTGCGCGTCGCATCGCTGGCCGGCGCTCTACGCGGACGGCGTGCTCGTTGAACCGAGTCGGCCGTGCTTGCCGGATGACGAGGTGACCCGGATCGAGTTCGAGTATCTGCCGGGATGACGAATTACGCGTATCCGGTCAAGGAGTGAGCGCATGAGAGACAACCTGTTCGACGAGAAGGACGGCAAGTTCGACGTCTACGCTGGGTGCGAGATTGGGGAGACGATCCGGCAGGCTATTCAGAAGGCGACAAGCGAGAAGCGCGCGATCGCGTTCGACTTCAACGGCGTGACGGTGACGGTGGACGCCGAGTCGAATCACGAACTGATCTACCGTGACTGGAATCGGGCGCTTCGCGGCTACATCGATAAGGTCATCGGGCCGAATCCAGCGCACACGCTGACGTCTGCCGACCTCACGCACGACGCCGAAATCGAGGCGCAGAACGAAGCGCGGCGCGCGGCGGATGACGCCGTGTACGCCCGTCGTGCGGCAGAGAAGAAATCAGCCACGGACGCGCGACTGGCGCAAGCGCCGCCGTTGGCGCTTTTGGATGCCGACGCATGGCAAAAGAGCAAGGACGCCAACAAGGACGGCTACGGCGGCGCGGTGATGACGTACGCCGAGCAGTGGGCGCGGCTCATGCAACTCGACATCGCGAACGGCTCGGCACTGGAGAGCATCGCGGAGGCGACGTCCTCCGAAGCCGACACGGAAGGCATCACAGGGTTCATGTACGGCTGCGCGGTGTCCATCTTGGCGAAGTGCTGGCAGCACGGCGACCAGCTCCGGCGCTGGCACAACCTCAAGACGCAGATCCGAGACGAAGGTGAGCGCGCGAACGAATCCGGCGGCGTGCTGAATCCAGCGCTGCTCAACATCGGGTGACGGCCGTGACCCTTCCCTGCTGGCGAGAGCGGATCCAGGCGGTAGAACAGATTCTGGCTGACGCCGACGAGATCCGCAGTTCTTACGGATTCCTGCTTATGCGTTTGGCGGTGGCGAAGGACGCGCAGGACACTTACGACGTGTGCAAGCGCGAGTTTCTGGACCACGAGGCCGCGCTGACGCGCTTGCAGGAGGCGTTCAACTTCGGCAGGCGGCAGCAGCTTCAGCAACAGCTCGCCTCCCTCTTAGCAGAGATCCCGCAGGGAGAAGAACAGAAGACCGAAGACAAGAACGATACGCGCGTGGACGGACACGGGCTCTCAGCGACGGCGGGATCTACCGCGTCGAAGGAACGGAGATAGGTGACCGATGATTCAGCGTGAAATCGTCGAGCAGATCATCATCGAGTGCGACCGCTGCCACGTCGGCCGCTTCACTGGCGACTACGGCGAGACGCAAGAGGAGATCGTCATGTTCGCGCAGTCTCGCGGCTGGGAAGTGTACGACGCTCCCGGCATGACGAGGTGCCCGCGTTGCCTCTGCGCCGAGAAAGCACAGTCGGTGGGCGCGGTAGATCCACAAGGTGGATCAACCCCTGACGGTCCACGCGCGACAGATTCTTCGTCTTCATCTGAGGTGATCCAATGATCGATCCTGTCCAGCCGCCCAGCCCGGAGGCGACCTGTCAGCGTTGCGGACGCGTTGTGCTCAGTGGTGGTGTCGTGGATGGCTGTCCACACTGCCTGACGGCGCCCAGCCCGGAGGCGATCGCGGCGATCCGCGCCCGGTTGGAAGTCGTGAAGTTGGCGCATCGTGCGAACACACTCAACGTGCTCGACCCGGAGCATAACGCGCAGTGGTCTGACGTTGAGGATCTCTTGGCCGCCCTCGACGCGCAGCAGGCCGAGATTGCCACGCTGACAGCCAGAGCCGAACAGGCCACGCGCAACACGGAAGCCGTGCGGACGACCCTCTACGCTGAGATGCAGGAGCACGAGAAGGCCGCGGAGGCAGCCACCGCTAGAGCCGAGCAGGCGGAACGGGAGCGAGACGAGATCGCTGAGCGCAAGCTGTTCTCGCGGCGCAAACTTGAAAGCGATTTGGAGGCCGAACGCACCCAGCGGGAGCGGCTGGAGCAGGCGCTGAAGGAGATCGCTGCGCTGGCGACGGATTGCGCGGTCAAGGCTGCCGAGTCCCCGTTCTGTGCGCTCGGATTCAGGCAGATCGCAGGGTTGGCCGCCTCCCCTCTCCCGCAGGACGCCACGCCGTGCCACAAGGAAGCGCACGTTAGCCGCGTCTGCGAACGAGGCACGCCTGGATGTCGCGTGAAGCATCGAGCGCCGGACGCCACGACAGGAGATCGCGCATGAGCAAGAGGGACGCGTATCGCAAACGCCTTCAGGAGACGCATGACGAGTTGGACGCGTTCGCCCGCAATCTACTTGAAACGGCCGACGTGACGCTGACACAAGATGTCGAGGCCATCGCGGCGTGCGGCACGCTTCTACGGTATCTGGAGTTTCGATTACTGCAACTGGTCGCGAAAGGCGGTGTCCGATGACCGCGGATCGCGCCGCCCTCCGCCAGACGGTCCGAGATGCGCTCGCCGACTGTTTCAGCGACAGCGCGTGGGACAAAGCGATCTGGCGGCAGGTCTCGGCCGCGTTCGACGGGGCGTGGCCAGAAGCGGCGCCGAACGTCGAAGGGGATCGCGCCGCCCTCCGGGAGCGGTTGCTGGAGATGGCGCAGGCGTGGCAATCGGGGAAGGTCGATCGACGTAAGCGCCTCGCGCACGACTGGGCGGATGCAGTTTCTGCGGCACTTGTTGAGGCAGCTGCCACCCTCGCCCTTCCCGCGTCCGAGGGAGCGCAGCAGACCGAGGAGACGAACAACCAATGAAACGCCTTCCCGATCCCGAGCGGTGTCAGCGGTGCGGTTCGCTGGGGCGAGTCGTCGACAGCAAGAAGCGGATCGCCGGCTATCGTCGACGCGTGCATCAGTGCCGGGATCCGCGCTGTCGTCATCGGTGGGAGAGCTTTCAGACGACGATTCACCCGCGACGCGTCTACGCTGCGTAGGCGTCGAGTCTATCTGTATATACGACTGTGCTATGTGGAACATTTCGGGCGTATCCTGCGGCTGACCTCAACAGGCGAATGACCCATGTCCTCATCGCGTAGCGCGAAGACAGCGCGGCCCCTCAGCGAACGCGAGCGGCGCTTCGTCGAAGCCTACATGGGCGAGGCGGCCGGCAACGCTACGAAGGCCGCCCTCATCGCCGGCTACTCACATCGCTCAGCCAGGTCGATGGCCAGCCGGTTGTTAACAAAGCGCAACAACGTCCGGGCCGCCATCGCCGCCCGCGCGAAGACAGACGCCCTCGTCGCCAGTCGGGAGACCAGGCAGCGGTTCTGGACGTCGGTCCTGCACGGCAAGGGGAAGTTTGCGAAGGTGCCATGGCGCGACCGGCTGAAGGCGTCCGAGCTGCTCGGGAAGAGCCAGGGCGACTTCATCGAACGCCACGAACACACCGGCAAGGACGGCGGACCGCTGCGGGTGACGTTCGGTGGCCGCTACAAGCCGGAGGCGCAGTCGTGAGCGAGACGTCGGCGGCCACCGTGCCCTTCGTCTGGACCTACACCGGCGGCGATCCGTCGATGCTGTTGTTCACGCGGATGATCGAGCGTCAGCTCTGCCCGCTGTCGCTGCCGCTACCTGCCGCCTTCGGTCCAGTGCTGCTCGATCTCGGCTGCGCGGAGGAGGATTGGGTTGACCAGGCGCGCCGTCAGAACCCGACGCTCGAGGTCTACGGCCTCGACTGGCGGCTCGGTGGCCAGGATGCGAAGTCGCCGGACCTCTACCCGCCAGAGACGCTGAGCCTCATCGCCTGCCTCGGCGCCATCGAGCACTTCGGGCTTGGCTACTACGGCGACCCGAAAGACCCGTACGGCGATGTCCTCGCCGCGAGGAACATCGCACGCTGGCTCCTGCCTGGCGGCTACGCCTTCATCGACGTACCCTGGACGCCGAACGCGGAGCCGTTCGAGACGTTCCATTGGCGCTGCTACACGGACACGTCGCTGGCGCAGCGGTTGATTGCGCCCGGGATGGTGGAGGTCGATCGGTTCTACGCGCACGCGCACACCCACGAGGTCTACGCAGGGCCACCGACGGAGCACGAGCACCCGTTCACGTACTGCGCGGTCCTGCTTCGGAAGCAGGGATGAGCGCCGAGCTCGTCACGGTCGATCGGGAAATCGCCATCTGGTGGGCACCGATTCCGGACACCGCGCAGGAGGCCTTCTTCGACGACGACACGCCCGATGCGGCGCTGCTGTTCTGCGGCGGCTGGGGCAGCGGCAAGACCATGACGCTCTGGGGCAAGGCCCTGAAGTTGTCGGCCATCAATCATCCGCTGCCGCTCATCTGGGTCGTCCCGACCTACGATCACGTCCTCAAGACGCTGCTCCCAAAGCTCGAGGAACTGACCGAGGACGGGCGGCCGTGGTTCCTGACGCCGGATCAGTATCACTACCACGAGACGCAACACGAGTTCACCTGGCTCGGCGGCGGGCCGATCTGGTTCAAGTCGGCGGCGGACGCCGAGGATGCGAAGCGGATCGCGGGGCCCAACGTCGCCGGCGCGCTGGTCGACGAACCGGCGCTGATCTCGCAGCGGGCGTGGCGGAACACCACGGCGCGCGTGCGGCATCCGAGCGCGAAGCTCAGACAGACCGCGGCGGCGGGCACCGCGGACGATCTCTCCTGGATGCAGGACTACTTCTTCGACCCGGAACGGCCGGCACGTTACAAGCGGTACGACATGTCGCTGACCGAGAACAGCGAGCTCCTGAGCCGGAACCCGGAGTACTTGGCGCAGGTGCAGGAGAACGCGACCGAGCAGGAGATCGAGGCCTTCGTTCACGGCAAGGGCGTCGTGCTCGACGGCCAGCCGGCCTATTCCATGTTCAGGGACACGCTGCACTGGACGGAAGACGTGCAGCCGCCGGACCCAAACCTGCCGCTGGTGCTGACCTGTGATTTCAACGTCGCGCCGATGGAGTGGGTGATCGGGCAGGTGGTCGCCGGGCCGCACGGGCCGGAGCCGCACGTCGTCGACGGGATCTCTAAGCAGGTTGCGACGATCGACACGGCCTGCGATGCCGTGCTAGAGAAGTATCCGAGCTGGCCGGCCGGGTTCCACGTCTACGGGGACGCCACCGGGCGTGCGCGGCACGTCAAGTCGCACAAGTCGAACTACAGCATCATCTCGGAACGGCTCTCCGTGTCTGGTCCGGTCGATGTACGCGTCCCCTTGGCGAATCCAGGCGTCAGCGATCGGCTGTCCGCGGTCAATCGGCTGCTGAAGAACGCGAACGGGGTGACGCGGCTGTGGATCCGGAAGTGGTCGCCGTTCCGCACCTGTCCGACGCGGTCGCTCGTGCGGTCCCTGCAGCGGACGACCCAGAAGCAGGGCGCTGAGGTCGAGGACAAGCCATCCGGCGAGACGATCACCCACGCGTCATCGGCGCTCGGGTACTGGATCGTGAGGGAATGGCCGACGCAGAAGCCGGTGCAGAACGTGGGCTCGGCCATGATGGAGCACCTGCTGTGAGCGCCCCGAAGCGCATCGGACGGCCACCGATCGCCGCCGACGCGCACGATGTGACGACGCGGGTGTCTGGAGAGACCTACGACGAGGCGTGCCGGATCGCGCTAGCGCGCGGCATCTCGCTGTCGGCGCTCGCGCGCGAAAGCCTGGAGGTCGTGATCCGCGTCTACCGGCGACGGGGACTTTCTCCCCAACAAACTCGCCACGGAGCCTCGCCCTTCGTACCGTAGAGCATCGCCAATCTCTCGTACACCACGTCGACGGGATCGGGCGCGCCCGCCATTCAGCATCCCACCTATCTCCGCTACAAGGCGGTCTGGCTGAAGCTGTTCGATGTCCTGCACGGGACAGGCGGCTTCGCCGACGCCACCTATCTCGTCGCGCACCCGCGCGAATACAAGGATCATCAGGCCACCAACCCGCGCAAGCCCACGAAGGCGCTCCTCGCCCGCCGCACGCTGGCGCACTACACCAACGTCGCGGCGACGATCCTCGAGCAGAAGGCCTCGGCGCTCTTCCGCCCGCCGATCGCGCGGACCGTGCACGGGAAGGCGGAAGGGCACGAGATCTTCGACTGGTGGGCGAACGTCGACGGCTACGGCTGCTCGATGACCGAGTGGATGTGGGACGGCTTCATCGCCGCCGGTGCCTTCGGGCATGTCTTCCACTACATGGACCGCGACAAGGCGCCTGCTGGGACGGCCGCCGAGACCGCCGCGGATGCGTCGCAGCCCTACCTCCGGATCTACCTGCCGCTGGATGTCCCGGACTGGGTCCAGAACGACCGCGGCGAGCTGATCGGGGTGAAGCTGCTCGAACCCATCCCGCGCACGAGTCTGAAGGAGGCGCCGATCCAGAACCAAGCGCGCCAGCGGCTGGTCGACGAGACGACCTGGGAAGTCTACGACCCGGGCTCCCTGACGCCAGGCGACCAGGGACAGCACGGCTTCGGGACACTACCAGTCGTCGTGCAGTACGCCAAGCGGCGCCGGCTCGAGCCGCTGATCGGGCAGCCGATTCTCGGCGATCCGAACAGTTACATCCGGCTGTACAACCTCGACTCTGAAATCTCCCAGATTCTCCGCGGGCAAACCTTCGGCGTGCTGAACGCGCCGCTCGGCACGGGCGATCAGGCCACCGACGTCGCCGCGGCGAAGACCATGATGGGCGACGAGAAGGGCGTCGATAACGTCCTGTTCACGCCGCTGCCGGCGCAGTACGTCCAGCCCGAGACCGAAAACGTCACGGTCTACCAGGCCGAACGGTCGGACCTCCTGCGCCGGATCTATCGCCTCGCCGCGGCGCCCTGGGAATCGGACTCGAAGGATGCCGAGGCACAGG